AAACAAGCATAGCACAAAGGGGAAAACATGAAATCAGAGCAAAATGGATTCGAATTTACACGATTAGACGGTACTACATTCACCGCGCGCTACGCTCCATTTACAGGCGCGCGGATGGATGCAATGGTGAAGGTATTGAAGGGTTATACGGATTTATCTTTTCGTGTTGACCAACTACTTGACACATTGACAATTTCGCCGGAGCTACTCGATAGTGATGAAAGTCTGAAAAAAGCAAAACCGCTTTTGAGCGAATACCTGACAGAGGGAGCGGACAAAGAGAAAATTAGGGGGAACTTAATTAAACTCTTTGGCGGTTTATTATCCGATGAAGAAATCAGTATGAATATGCTATGCCACCGGAAATTCATTCAAATAATGGCACTCGAAACGGTGCTAAGTGAAGAAGATTTGGCACTGGTAAAATCCGACGTAACGGGCGAATTTTGGGGAAATCAACTCTATTCAGACGTAAAGAGCGCAGGTGAATCGTTTCGCCAAATTGTACTTAAACTTACAAAATGAGATTGCCGATATTCTCGATTGGGAGTGTTATTACACACCAAAACAGATAGAGGAAAAAGAGAAGCATAAAGACGACGTTCCTGTTTTTCACTACCTACGCAATCCAAATATCGAGGCGAAAATGGATAGAGCTTACGGCATGAGTACACAAGTTTTTTGCCAAAATTTGGCGGGAAATTCAGTGCAAGCTTACCGCGAATTATACCACGATTGGGCTATAATTGACGTGTATTTATACCATGCAAGAATGATGGCAATGGAGGCAATTAAAAAAGAATAGCTCGGCAACGGGCTATTTTTTTAGCAGGGCAACCACTGAAAATATGTTCACTTGCGAATATTTGAAATGTTAAATTTTCAAAAATCGAAAAAATTGGCACGGGGTTAAGTCCTTATTTATCGTAGAGTATGCTTGTATGGTAAAAGTGTTTTTATCGCACTATGGGGCTGGAAAGTGGATTATTTGCGATTCGGGTAAAATCGGGCGCAATGGGTAATTTATCGTTAACTACTGAAATTGTTTTCAGCTATGGAACTAAGTGTAAAAATAAACGCGGCAATAGATAGCTTTGTTTCGGCAATGAAGCAGGCGAATAATGAGGTGCAAAAACTCGTTAGTTCGACAGGAAAACCCGTTGCCGTAAATGCCGATACTACGCAAGCTACGAAAGCCATAAACGGGCTGCAAAGTGAGATAAAAGAAACGCAATCCGAACTTGGAAAACTTGGTGGTAGCGGCGCGTTGGATGGACTGAAAAAATCGTTCCAAGAAGGGCGTGAACAAGCAAATTCGGGCGGTGGTATCTTTGGTGGTATAGCGGGGCAGTTGGGGCAGCTCGTATCTCCGATGGGCGCGGCAACGGCGGGTATTGGATTGCTTACGGCGGGGCTTGCTGCATCATTTACGCTTGGTCAAGAATTTGAAACGAACCTGAAATCAGTATCGGCTGAGAGTGTTATCGGTGTTTTCGGGCAAATGGCAGCGGCGGGAACGTTGACTTTGAAGTCAGCGGCGAATGCGGCTTTAGGGATTACGGTAGATACTATTTCCAAAATTGTCATGGCACAAGCTCCGGCAATTTTGGCAATTTTCACGGGTACGATACCACCGCCGTTTGGATTTATTGCGGGGATTGCCGCGATCGGAGCGGTTCAATTATTACTTGCCACTGCTAAGGGTGCAATAGGCGCAGACCAAGGTGTTATCGGCATTGACGGCAATTATTCCACGCCACGAAGTTCACGTGATACTATTCCGATTTGGGTTCGTGACGGTGAATCAATTATTAATCCAGAGGCAACGGAGCGGAATAAGGCTTTACTCAAATTTATCAATTCTACCAACCGCCCGGCAAGCGAGTTTTTCAGTAATTCCGTGGTGACGAGTAACGGTGCTTTACAGCTTGCGAATAGTAATCAAATACGGACTTCACAACTTGTGAGCGCGGGAGGAAATAGCCCAAGCTCGCAGGAATTTGGAGCTATGCAAAACTCACTTGCGAATATTGAGAGGTCACTTGCGAACGCTAAAATATTGGAAACACGGAGCAAGCATACGTCAGCCGTGCAGCTCAATATCACTGAAAACAAGGCGTACAAAGTCCAACAAGAAAAAGCGGCTTTACGCTTAGAAAGGGCGCGTAAATAATGGCAGATACAGTAACACTACACATTGCAAGCGTGGATACAAATACACCGCCTTACGTGGAAACTCCGGTGAGTACTATTTCGGGCTTTGCAGGCTATACGGCGGCAACGTTTCGCGTTTTGGGAGCGTTTCAAAAAGTAGAATCTGAGGGTGAGGAAATACAGTATATTGATGGACAAATCAAAGGCAGTATTTACCTACGTGAATCATTCGACATTCAGCTCGTACCGTTTTCCTACAAAGTTTCTCTGTGGGATTTAAGTTCGTGGCGGGCTCTTTTGCCGTATTTGGTGAAAGCGAAACGTTACCAACACACATGGTTGGAACTGACGGCAATAGGCGACTATTTAGGAATCTCCTCACCATACCACACCGCAGCGAACGCTATTCCCGTGCAACTCACGGACATATCGTTCGAGGATGCGGATGGATTTAAAAATGTGACCTTATCATTTAAAAATACGTGGTACGTACCACTGGTATAATATGGCAATAGACAGAACAAAAGCGTACTACAAAGAATGGGTGAATGACGTTGGCTGGAATATGCGATTTGAGGTTATTCCGGCGGGCGAATCAGTATCGAGCGGCGCAAATATCGACGCGGTATCTTACGTTGCAATGCCGCGCGGTATGGTGACGGTAAAGAATCAAAAAGCAAGTTTTGATAAAATACCGTTTGGCGTTCGTGATGCCACTTCAATTTCCGTAGAATTTGACTTTACCGACCTTCCGGCAAACTTAAAAGAGATGCTGAAAAAGCCGTTTTACGACCATGCCGGAGAGGGTATTTCATGTGTCACCACGAACATATTTGTATTAAAATCAGACCGCGGCACGAACGGAGCAAGTGAATTTATCGAGTTTTGCGGCGGTCAAAAAGCAACGTTAGCGAATCAATTTACACTCAAAAAGAATCCCGAAACGGGCGCGTTTGAAACGCACAAATGTACGGTTGAGGCTATTGATGTAATGAAGCTGGTTTTAGAGCAAACGAGTACGCAAAGTTGGATTGACTATATTTTAGCGAACCCTACAGACACATTTTTAAAGGCGGTTGGTAAAAGTCAACGGCTCTATGATTGGGCATTAAATATCGCGCCCTATAACTCCAAATACGACTACGAGACGGGCGTGTATTCGTGGGGCGGCGGCGTTCCAACGGCTTATTTGTACGTCGGTGCGTATTTATTTACGTGGGGTTTGATGGGTGTTATAACTCCGATTTTAGCGGCATGGACACGTAACAATATAACCGAATACGTGGCAAATGTTGACGGTACGCCTTTCGAGCAAATCACGTATTATAAGCAAGGTACAAGCGCAGCACATACCAAAGGCGCAGCTCTAACATCGGGCAACGTGCTTATAGTTGGCAAGGTATCCGGCGGGCGGGTAAGTGTTGGAATGTTTATGGTCGATAAGGGTGGCGAAAGTTATCTCGAATTTCCGTATTTATGGGATTTGCTCAAAAACCTATGCGAAGGGCAATGTTGTAAATTGACCTATAAGCCGTTAATGATACCTGACGGCTTGGCGGTGAATAGGTTGTCGTATTCGCTCTCTTATGATAAGATATTCCACAATCCTTCAAATACGGCAATTGACCTAAGCACACGTTTTGCCGATGCCCACACGGGCGATCTGAATTTCACGCCGTGCAGTGGTGTTTACACGTCAGCAGCGGCGGAGTTATCGAATCAGCGCGAACCGGATATAAGTAATTTTGAGGCGCAAATAACAGGGACGCAATCCGATGAACGGATAAATGCGAAACTAATACACCACAATTTACCAACATCGAACATCGAAGGCAATCGGCAAATAAAAGAGCCGCGTTTGCACCTGCGGAAACTCTACTATTTAGAATCAGGTTACCCGATAAAAGTCCACGAATCGGTGACCATAAGCGATAACATAGATTCAACTCTATACGACGATGTTCTCGCACTTCCCGCGCTCGCAGCAACATCTGGTAACTACGAATCAGAGGCACGGGTGCAAGAATGTACCGATTGGGCAATAGCTACGCCACTGCAAAATGGCTTACCTTACGCCGTCGCAAACTTCTATTTATCGCGTTTTTCCGATGCCACTCAAAACGAAATACCCGTTACAATGTTCATGGTAAATGAGGAAACAATGCCGGAAAATTGCGGCGATATTTGCACGATTCCTGCGATTGATGGATTTGATAGTAGCACGTCAGCCGTGATGTTGGAGATGGATTGTAACTGGCAAAAAGGTACGATCGATATTACATTTTTTACGCGGGGTGTGTAATGCCGATAATTCAAACGCCGTCAAAATCCATAGATAGGAAGTCGCAAACGTTCGTACAAACGGGAGCGGGTGGTGGTAGTTTTGCGCGGCAAGTTGTGGAGGCAGTGCAAGAAAATCCGACGGCAATACCACAAAGCGCGGCGGGTGTGGGATATTCCGAAATAGCAGAAATAGCACAACAACAGGACGACGCTCTTTTTTGCAGACTGATAAATAACAATGTGAATTTACGGTATGTGAATACGCTGGGTGCGGGGAATCCTGCTATTAATGGTATGCTGATGTCCCCGACGTTGTTACCATTTGACACTAAATCATTCAACGGTGGGGGAATGGAGCAGGAATCGAATACTTCATTTTTTAGAGCGAATAAGTGTGGAGTATATCGGGTAAGTTTCGGCATGCTATTCGACATTACGGCGGGTTTAGATACCGAAGATTTTGGCGTATATTTAGTGAGAAAAACGCCGTCAGGTGGCAGCCCTTCAAATCCGTATAGTTCGGTGTTTTGGCAAGGCGTGGGAATAGTAAATAAATTTTGGGCGTGCGGTAGCGATTTGATAGAATTGGAAACTAGCGAAAGCGTGGGAATCGGAATGCGAAACGGCGCAGTTGCAGGAATTAGCGCGGGGAATTACACGCTTACGGCTTGGATTGCTATAAACTATACTGGTAACCAACATTAGGGTAATTTTAGCCATACTTAGATATGGCTCGCACGGTTTTCGTGCGTTAGAAACGATTTTCTTTATTTATATAGGACTTACAAATGTGTTGCGATAAGAGATACATATACACGTCGGATTTATTCCACGAAACAAATTATACCGAATGGGATTCTACTGCAAATCCGATTGACACGGCGGCAATCGCGTCTGGTGACTTTATCCATGATGGATTTATCCAAATTTCGTGTGCTACAGCCGATACGGCGGGTTTTGGTGAGATAGTAGGGTTGAAATTAGCAGAACACGAAACCGGTTCGCTGCAAAAGAAGGATTTACGAATTTGGGTATTTAATACAGCCGTTGGAACGGTTGCCAAAAACGTGGCACGAGCCTGGACACAAGCGCAATCATTAGTAATTGCCGGATTTATTGACGTAGTAACGGCGGACTATACCGATGTTGGAGCTACTGACAGTTTGGTATTCAAAGATTTGCGAAATGGGACGGCGTTAGGTAGTCAGGTGGTCTCATTGAACACGGTAACATCGTCTTCTACGTGCTATTTAGCGATTGAAGCCCGCGCGGCGGTGACGTTCGATAATAATGCAGCTATACGGGTGCGATTGAAGTTTCGCAGGACGTGATAATTGAGTATATTTGCACCGAATACCGAGAGCAGCTAGACTGCGAATAGGATTCCCCCGCGTGTGATAGTATCGCACGTTATACCAACGGATAAAACCGTTTGGACATTGCCCTGTCAATTAAGTTTGGCAGGGCTTTTTTATGCGGTATATTTCAGGTATATACGCGGTATAAATGGTATATTTCACGATTTCTAAAAATACTTTCTATATTTATAAGGATTTAGCAACCGGCGTGAAAATAATGCTTGCACGCGTTAACTATTCGCCGTATCTTTGTACTAAGAAATTCAAGTAAGAAATTTTATAACTAATCGGAGAATGGAAATGAAAAATTTATTTAACCTTAGAAACGAAATAGCGGTACTTTCAACAAGAAGTGCGGCTTTCTCTTTTGCTTCAAAATGCGTAAAAGCTCACTTAGTAGTTTTGGGTGATAATGGTAAATTTTGGGTCGTGTGCTTTTCGGATGCGCAAAGATTGACAAAATTAGGGTATGAATTAGCAGTATAATTATTTAATAATATTCAAAGGAGAATTGAGTATGGAATATGAAGAATTTTTGAGGCGGAAAAGTCATTTGAGCGGTGACTTTGGATTTGAGGCAACGTGGTATCCTGACATTGGATTTGACTTTCAAAATGAAATAATTTCAAGAGCTTGCAAAAAAGGGAGGTACGGTATATTTGCCGACACTGGGTTAGGTAAAACTCTTATCCAATTGTCAGTAGCTCAAAACATCGTGCAAAAAACGAACGGGCGAGTGTTGATTCTTACACCGTTAGCGGTCGCAAGTCAGTTTCTCAAAGAAGCCGAAAAAATCGGGGTTGGTGACATTGAACATAGCAAAGACGGGAAGTTCACAAAGATAATTATCCTATGTAATTATGAGAGATTGCACTATTTCAATCCGTCAGATTTTGAAGGCATTATTTTAGATGAAAGTTCGATTTTGAAAAATTTTGACGGGAAAATTAAAAGTCATTTAACGGAGTTTTCTAAGAAAATAAAGTATCGGTTTTTGTTTACAGCGACGCCGTCACCTAATGATTATATCGAATTAGGGACAAGCTCTGAAATACTCGGTTACATGGGTTATATGGACATGTTAAGTAGGTTCTTTAAAAACAATAATAATTCAATTGATATTAGACATAGTGGCGACGAATGGTATTTAAAGCCACATGCCGAAAATAGTTTTTGGCAATGGGTAAAAACGTGGTCGGTATCTATGAGAAAGCCGGCGGGCATAGGGTTTTCGGATAAGGGTTATTCGCTTCCAAAATTGCATGAAATTCAGACTATAGTTAGGAATGATTCGCCGCTAATTGTAAATAACCAGTATTCGCTATTTAATAAACAAGCGCAAAATTTCTTTGAAATAAAAGCAGAGGTAAGGCAAACCATAAATTCACGATGCGAAAAAGCGGTATCAAAATTATCGGACTGCGAAATAGGTATTTACTGGGTGAATCTAAACGACGAAGCGAAAATAATAAAAGGGCTGGATAAAGATTCAATCGAGATTAGCGGCTCTATGAGTATAGATAAAAAAGAGGAAATTCTCACCGCTTTCTCAAATTCTGAAATAAAAAAGCTAATTACAAAAACTTCGATAACCGCTTTCGGTTTAAACTGGCAGCACTGTAATAGAATGGCTTATTTCCCTACTTTTTCTTACGAGCAGTATTACCAAGCGGTTCGAAGGTTATGGAGGTTTGGGCAAAAGAATGAAGTTACTGTAGATTTGATACTGTCAGACGGACAAACAAAGGTAATGAACAGTCTTTTGATTAAGAAGCAAAAAGCACGTACTATGTTTGAAAAATTAGCCGTAAATACTAATAATTCATATAGTGATAATATAGCAAAGTTCGATAAAAATATAAACTTCCCTAATTTTTTGAAAGTTCAAAATGGTTAAAGAGCAAGTAATTACAGCCTATTACGCAATCTATAACAGCGATTGTATGTATGTGATGCCTACTATTCCTAATGATAGTGTTGATTTATCGGTATATAGCCCGCCGTTTGCAGGGTTGTATAATTACAGTAGTAGTGACAATGATTTTTCTAATTGTGCTACAAAAGAGCAGTTTTTAGAGCAATATGATTTTTTAGTTGCTGAAATTGCACGGGTTACAAAATCAGGTCGTATAACGGCGGTTCATTGTAGCGATGTATTTGATTTTAGATGCTTTCTGTGGGACTTCCCTCACGAAATTATCAAGATTCACGAAAAACACGGATTCAATTATCGTAATAGAATCACGATTTGGAAAGAGCCGTTAAAAGTTAGAATGCGCACAATGGTGCAAAGTTTGATGCACAAATTCATAGTAGAAGACACTACAAAGTGTTTTACAGCCATGCCGGATTACGTGCTAATTTTCACCAAGAAAGGCGAAAACGAAATACCCGTTACTCACCCGTTTGGTATTACTGATTATTTTGGAGCTACTCCATTTTTAGAAGAACACATAAAAACCTATGGTAATTATGCCGATTTTCGCAAAAAGTGGGAAAACTTCAAAGGCGATGCAAAAGAAAACAAACTATCTCACATAACGTGGCAACGGTACGCCTCAAGCGTTTGGGACGACGTGCGAATCGATAACGTCCTACCATTTCGAGATGCCCGAGAAGAAGACGACGAAAAACACGTACACCCGTTACAGTTGGATGTAATTGATAGAATAGTGGAATTGTACTCAAATCCTAATGAAGTCGTATTAACGCCGTTTATGGGTGTAGGTAGCGAAGTTTATTCGCCTGTCAGTTTAGGCAGGAAAGCAATCGGAATCGAATTAAAAGACAGTTATTTCAAGCAAGCTATTTTAAATGTAAAAGATGCTCAAAATAGATTTGCAGAAACTAAAACAGAATCATTATTTTAAAATTATGACAAAACGCCAACTATCGAAATCTCTAAAAATCTCGGTCGGTCGTATAACCCAACTGATGAAATCGCTCGCTCTGAAAAACCCAGAAGACTTCACAACCGAGGAAAAATCTGCAAACGTGATTCGAATAGTTTTCACCGTTGTAGGTTGTGCTAAAATTGCGGCGCGAAATGTGCGAAAAGGTGCGCCAAAGAGGGGAAACTAAAAATAGTTTCTATATTTTAAACGACTTACAAGCGCAAAATCCAAACTATGAAAATAATGCTTGCACGTGTTAGAGAAAAGCCGTAATTTTGTGTTAGAAATTAAGAGCGAAACAATTTATAATAACTTTTAGGAGAATGGAAATGGAAAATTTATATAACGTTTGGATACGTCCAAACAAAACATCGAACGAATGGACTTTAATAGTCAGCAATTGCAGTAAATGGGTTGCACAATCTTACCAAAATAAATACGGCAAATTAGCACGATTTGGAAGGGTACAATCATGAGATACTTCAAAATAGAAATAGGATTCGGCACGGATTCAACAAAGTCAACAGAGCCGCTTGCAAATCGTGAAAAGCTGTATATGGCAGGAATAGCGGTAATTGTTATTTGCGGCGCGGTAATTAGCTTGTGGAGGGTTGTATGAAAACAGGTAAAGAATACAGCGTACTATTTAAATTCACACGGTACGATGGTGAGATTAATCTGACGGTCAGAGTACAAACGGGCGAATCAATTGAACGTGCAATACAAAGGAGATGCCAAACTAAAAAAGAAGTCACTGTTTTATCCAAAGTATTATTAAATGAATGGAGTTACGGTAAATGAAAACCTATAAAATTAGATATAGTCGCAATATTCCAGATGACACTGATAGCGGTCGCAATATAATTACCGAGATTGAGCGCGAATTTGAAACACGCCGCGAATGTTTTAGGTATATACGCGCACGGGTTTCTTTCGTTAACTGGATAAAAGTAAAGGAGAAAACATGAAAAACTTCCTAAAACTAACAATTTTCTTAATAATCGCAGTGCTTATACAGTGCGAATTTTGTGGAGGGAGTGGCCCAAA